TACAATTATGACAGATAGTATTGTCAAGTCTAAATATAGATTGACTGGTATAGAATACACTGGCTTAGGTGATAAGCCATATTTTATTCTAACTAACGGTGAAGATACTAAGTTAGTACCTGTACAAAGAGGTATAACTAATCTTCGCAATCTATTAGACTTAGAAGAAGAATAAACTATCCTATACGTTTGTTTCTACTTTTGTATTACAAACGTATACGATATATAAAGAAAGGAATGTTATGGCAAATAACGTTGACTTACTATCCCCTTTTCCACAGGAGTTAGTTAGAAAAGCACCAGCTGGTAAGTTTGGTGATTATGTTCCACACGCACATTATGTTGAGCGTTTAAGGGACAGTGGAGTCAAGTACACCTGGTCATGTGAACCTGTATATGGTACACACAAAGGTGAGAAAAGAATAGTAGGTGCTAAAGGCACTATTACTATTGAAGGCATGGGTAGCTATGATGGGTTCGGTGATATCGATACATTTAAGCTAGATAATGCTAAAAACAATGATGGTAGTAATCTCAAAGACGCTGAGTCAGATGCATTTAAACGTGCATGTATGAGATTTGGTCTTGGAGTAGAACTATGGTCAGGTTCTAAGCAGTCAGAAGAAGAGGCTACAGCTGTAGCACCTGATGGTTATACACAGGAAATGGCTGAGAAAGACGCTATGGTCGAAGTCACCAAGGTAGATATGCGTAAGAAAGAAAACAAACCTACTAAGGAAGATATACAACGTATGAATGACATTATGGATAGCATTATTGGTGAAGATAATGGTCAGACAGTAAGAGATATCGTTGACCAACCTGAAGAGGACGCAGAAGAAGCGCCCTTCTAATGCAAGACGTAGCGTTTATAGCGCAGACAGTTGCTGCAATTACAAGTGACGTACAGAGTAAAGAAACACTTAACAAGATTATTGGTAGTGCAAACAAATATGCTACTACCATGAAGTTTCCTACTGATAAATCACTATGGTCTGATAAGCAACTAGATAAATATCTAAACATGATAGAGAAACTTGTAGATATGCCTGAAGAATATACTGAAGAACAGTTTAATCAGCTATCTATGGAAGACAAACTATCTGCAGTAGGTATGGAAAGTACAGACAAGACAGATGGGTTACAAACCCCTCAAGGTCTAGTCGGAGAGGTAGTCCAGAAAATGGAAGAACAGAACAAGTACAGGGATGACCTTAAGTGTCCCTGTCCTAACAAGTTAATGGTTTGGGATAATCGTAAAACAAAACGTACAGATAAAAGTCCAGACTTTACTTGTTCAGGAAAGACACCAGAAGAATGCCCTATGCATACAGGCAAGTGGCGTAAGTCATGGTGGTTAGACAACAATGATATACCAGAGGAGTGGGGAGTATGATACCTTACAACTTTAGAGGTAGAAAAGTACCTGCATATATCAAATCAAAAACACAACTAATAGCGTGGGTGTTAACTGAATTTATGGATGACGAACCAATAAGTAATTGGGAGTTTGTAGCTGAGCTACATTGTCATAGATTTGGTGGAATAATACATAACTTAAGGCAGGAAGGTTATGAAATTACTACGTTACCTAGTAAGAAACGTGGGTTGGTACATTACTTTTGTACTAAGTTACCTGCAAAAACTGCTGCCATTAGCTAATGATAGAAGTACTTATCGGTTGTTTTGTACCTTTTTTACTAACAACCGATACATTACCAATGTACGTTGAATGTCGTGATACTAAACAACAAATAGAATACGTTGTAGATTATTACGACACAGTGTCCAGGTATTTTGAAGAGGACGACATCTTGCGTGCTTTAAATATCATATACTGCGAAAGCTCAGGTAAAGCTGCAGCAGTAGGTATCAACACAAACGGCACACGAGATGTTGGACTCTGGCAGTTCAATGACAATACTTGGGCTTGGCTAAAAACCAAATTGAATATTAATAGCGATAGAACTAACGTAGAAGTATCTACAGCAGTGGCTTCTTGGTTAGTGTACAATGATGGATGGCATCATTGGAATAGCAGCAAACACTGTTGGAAAGGAACTAATAATGAAATGTTGTGGTTACGTACTAGAGAAAGTATGCGTAGTAACTGACCAAGTGTACTGTGACTACTGCGAGAAAGTATGGGGACATGTAGATGACATGGTCTAATATAAACAAAACATTTAGAAAAGAAATAGATAGACTGCTTAATCTTATCTGTGAATTATGTGGAGATGCATACAATACAGATTTTACACTTGTTAAATACTGTAACAATTGTATTGATAGATTAACAGTAGAAATGGATGATATAGATGAGTGAACAAAAAATAGATATATTAAAAATAAATATATTTACTAATCCAAGATATATGAAAGTATGGGCAAAACAATTTGATAAAGCATGTGGTAGTGACACATTTAATATACCACCAGATATGGGTAAATTAAGATTCTTAATGGAAAAGTTTGTTAAAGATTACAACTATCACTTAGCACAATTAGAGGAGGAATAATGAACTACTATAAAATATACTTTATAGGAGAAAGAACATATGCAGCATCTGATGAACAGACTGCAATAGCAATGGCAGAACAACATCTATCAGTTATACCAGATAACTTTAACATAGATATATCTGCAGTAAGTAGGGATAATGGTATATAACACACAAAATACAAGGTTTGCTAGCGTTAACGAGTTGTATCATGTGACACCTAACGCAGCCAAACAAGCATTCAGACAGTGGTCTGCAGAGAAAGAACGCTTAGCAGATACCTCTGAAAGATACGGAGGTCGTAGATTACTTGGAGTAACTGACAAGAATAATCCTATATGGTTATCATTTACAATTGACAGAGAAACTCTCAATATAAGTATGAAGTTATCTCACGACATTAACACGATAAGAAAAAGTAAGTTATGTCCAAGACGTATTGACTTAGGTACTAATGAACCTTTACATAACTTAGACCACGCTATGAGGCCAGCAGGCAAGTCTGACCATGGTGAAGTAACACAACGTACATTAGATTACATAGAATCAGTTATGACTATTGTAGAATCTGGTTCTATTGGTAAAGTAAAAGGTAAATGTACTAAATCATTATTTATGATTGTATCTAATCTTGTTTACCCTGGTTCTACAGAGTATGGTAAGTTTAGATGGCGTGATGTTATGAGTACATGGGACATTCCAGAAGGAGAATATTTAGTAGTCAATGAATAGTTTAACACCACTACGAGAAGAAGCTATGAAACGTGCTAATGGTACGTGTGAATGGGCTTATTGTAATGATAACAAGTGGTTAGAACTTGCACACATACAGGGTATAGGTATGGGAGGTAGTAAAAAACGTAAGTTTGATATTAATAACGTAGCTATACTCTGTAAACATCATCATGATATATATGATGGAAGACAGAGAGTAGGAACAAGCGTAGCATATAGGGATTTACTTAAAGGTTTTTTAAAAAGAAATCCGTCATATTAAACTGCGGACGTTATTTATTTAGCCCTAGTTTTTTTAATCCTTGATTAAACTTAACAGCTTGTTTATATGCAGATTGTCTAGTAACAAATGCTTTATCCATTGTCCTATAAGCAGCATCAGTGTAACCTTTAGCCCTAAATGAAGGGTCAGAACCATGTTCTCCAATTAACTTTTGCATATCTTTAAAGACTTTATCTGCTTCATCACCTTTACGTAATGCTTTATCACGCAAAGAAGTATGTTGTTTCATACGTCTTTTAAGTTCTTGTTTACCAAGACCAGCGTACCCTTGACCTACTTTATCGTAATGACTAGGCATTATGGATTTAACTTTGTTCCATTATTAGCACGATTTCTATCTTGCCATGATTGTATTTTATTTTGATGTTTTTCCCTAAATGCTTTACCTTTTGCAGTTTTACTAAAAGGTATTCTACCACCATCAAGTGCATGAGTATCACCTCTACCTGCAATAGTTCTTTGATAATCTTTACGGTCAGGATTTAATGATTGTTTTAATTTCATTTTTTTTAAACGACCCTCAAAATCTTTAGGACCTATTTTTTTATTTGGTACGGCTTTAGGCATTACTTACTCACTTTAGCTGGTGATGATATTTGCTTTTTAGCAAACTCTTTAACAACTACTAACGCTGCACCTGCACCTGACATAGCTGCTAATTGAACTGCACTAGCGTCTACACCTACAAGTGGAGCAACTGTTAATGCACCAATAAAAGCCTCAATAAATGTCCAAACAGTTTTGTTTAACATTGCTTTTAACTCTTCACTCATTTTATAACTCCATGATTCAGACCAAGGTGTCCACGCTACATCCTTCTTGAATGTACCATCTTGGTTACGTTTTCTTTTTGATTTCTCAAACATTAACTACTATAGTCCGGTTTTTTATTTCTATCTTCTAATGCTTTTTTAAGAGGTCCAAAGAACTCTGTTATAGGCATTAATGCAGGATTTTTCCTAAACAAATTCTTAGCAGACTTAGTTGCTTTTAACGCAATAGCTGCTGCAGTTGCATCATCTAATCCTCTTGATATAGCACTACCATATACTTTTTTATACTCATCTGACTGTTCAAGTACAGATGACGGCAAATCTTTTGGCTTAACATTTTTAGAACCTGCAGCTACATTACCTCCACCATACTTAGATTTAAACTTAGCTCTTGTTCTATCTGTTGCACCAGTACTAGCAACAGGTGGTTTAACAGGTGGAGTTTCTGGTGGTTCTAATCCTGTTATAGGAACTGAAGGTTTTACTTGTGATGTATCACGCATTTTTTCTATAAGTTCTGCAGTTTTCTTTGTTCTAGGTCCACCACCTAATCTAGTAAGTTTATCGTATCTTGATTCACCAGTAGGTTTACCTTCAATGTCATATACTGGTTGATTTTTTATATCTTGTACAAAAGCAGATTTAGTTCCAATACCTTTTTCAATATCTCCAGTTTCTTTAACACCTTTTGCTACTTGGTTTAAAGGAGCAGCTAAATCTGTTCTTTGTCTAGTAATATCTTCGCCACCAACATTAGTAATATTTGATTTAGAACCTTTAGTAGGACGTTTTTTCATGCCTTCATCACTTAATGTTAACTCTGCTTCAACAGGGTCTATGTTTAATGCTTTTTTTGCTAAGTTAAGTTCACGTGATTGTGCTTCATATGATTGTCCCATAGCTTGTTTTTCTATTTCTATACGACCTTCAAGGTCAGCAACTTTATCTTCGTAATAACTTCTAACAGTGTATCCTTTAAACTCATCAGGTACTTTAGATACTTCAACTTTTTTAACTGGTTTATTTAATTTTTTAGCAACTTTTTGTTGACGAGCAGCACGTTCAAATTGTTCTGTTTCTATAGCACCCATCTCTAAATCTAAATCATCAGCACTAATACTTGCAGCTGTTTTCTTTAATACATCTAATTCAGCTTCCATAGAACCAAGCATTTTAGATTGTTCTGCTTCAAATACTACTGCATCTAAGTCGCCTTGTGGACCTAATTGTTTTAACTTACCTGGGTCTTGTCCACCAGTAGTGACAGAACTAGGTATATTTTCATCAATATACGCCATAGGATTGCCACTTAATAAATCTTCTAGTTGTTGTCTACGTCTTAATGTGTCGCCTTTACTAGGGTCATAGTCATCACCAGTAGGTGACAAATCAGGACCTTCTTCGTACCCATCAGTACCGAAGTCATCGTATAGTTTATTGCTTCTTTTAAAAGGTTTCATATTATATTCCTGCCGTCTAGTTTAGCAGATAATATTTTGACTTCGCCACTTATCTCTTTTAATTTATCCATAATGTCATCTTTAGGTACTTCTTGTGTCAATTCAGGTATGTCACCATCATAGTCAATATACTCAACTGATACTCTTAATCCTGATTCAATAGCTGCTGCAACACGTGGATAAACAAATGAGTACGCATCACGACTATATCCTACAAATCCATCTTTTTTCACAATGTTGCTTTCTTGTGAATTACCCAACACTAAACAACCAGCTGTATGTTCATCAGTATTTCCTGTGTGCCATAAAATATATTCAAATCCAGGTACATCTTTAACCCATATCATACCCTTATGAAAGGGATATCTTGACTTATACCTATTATGAAAGCCACCTTCTGTACGTAATTCTAGTTGATATGTGCCTGCAGGTATTCTTGTTTCACCCCAGACCTTTACATCACGTTGTTCATCTTCAATTGTGTAGCATAAAAATGTACGTTTACCGTTGTCTACTTCAAACAATAATCCTGATGTAGAGTCTTTTTTTTTTTTTTTTCTTAATAATTCATACTTCATTGTTTATTCCTTTTCATACTGCACACCAACCATATGGTGCTCCTTCTTTAGCAAA